ACAGAAGATGAGGCTATTGCTAAGCTTAAGGAGCTATTTGCAATAATTGTGCATAAAGAGATTGCTGATTCTATGGATGCCAAGATTAAACCCCCCAAACTCTTATTATGATAAACTAAACTCAATATTATTAACGGATAATTAAGATGGTTGATGCAAGGCGCGTGGTAACACTAACGCTACAAGATGGTACTGAGGTCGAGCTTACCGAGCAGCAGGCTAAATTCGCTCAGCAGACAGCGATACAGGGCAATGCGGCAGCTTCCTATAGGGACAACTATGATTATTCAGGAAAGCCTAATAACGCACGACAGAGAGCCTGGAAGCTTATCAATGATAATGAGCATATTCAGAAAGCTATTGAGTATTATTCACAAGAGGTTAAGCAGAAACTTGATGTTAGCTTTGAGCGTGTTATTGCCGAGTATGCTGCTATGGGGTTTTCAAACATCACTGATATTGTCGATACCAATGGTGGCATCAAGAGCTTAAAGGATATTGACCCTGCAGCTCAGAAGGCTATCAAGTCAATCAAGGTTAAGAATGTATTTAATCCTGAGACTAAATCAAATGACGAGATTATTGAGATTCAAATGCACGATAAGAAAGGCTCGCTAGATAAGGTTGCTCAGTTATGTGGTCATATGGATGATGAAGATGATTCTAAGAATGCCCCAGTAAACGTGACCTTCAATATTAATGGGGATAATGTAAGCGTTGAAAGTCAAGAATGACATAGCTGTAACTGGCTTAAGCAAGAATGAGGTTAAACCAATTGAGGTTGAATTGCCTTATAAGTTTATTCCTCGTGATTACCAGTCCCCAGTACTTAAGAGTTTATTTTTAGACAAGATCCGTAGATTAATCCTTATTTGGCATAGACGTGCAGGTAAGGATAAGACGGTTTTCAATGCCTGTGTGATGGGAGCTATGGAAAGGGTAGGGTTATATCTCTACATGCTTCCAACTCAGAAACAAGCCAAGAAGGTTATATGGCAAGGTAGAGGCAAGGATGGGCTTAAGTTCACTGATCACATACCTAAGCCATTAATCAAGAAAGTAAACAATACTGAGATGTTTGTAGAGCTGGTCAATGGCTCTATTATCCAATTAGGGGGCGCTGATAACTACGATAGCTTTATGGGCACAAACCCTATGGGTATTATCTTTTCTGAGTATTCACTTCAAAACCCTAGAGCCTGGGATTTCTTTAGACCGATACTAGCTGAGAATGGTGGTTGGGCTATCTTTGACTATACGCCAAGGGGAAGGAATCACGGCTATACGCTTTACAATAACAACAAGAAAAACGAGAAATGGTACACAAGCCTACTCACGGTGGATGATACTAGTTATCTAGATGAGAATGGCGATAGACAGCCTGTTATTACTGAGGAAGCTATTGAGGATGATAGGCGCTCAGGGATGGATGACGATACCATTGAGCAAGAATACTATGTCTCCTTTGATGCAGCGGTTAAGGGCGCGGTATTTGGCAAGCAGGTACAGCAAGCGTACAAAGAAGGCAGGGTATTTGATTTTGATATTGACCCGCTAGTTCCCTGTTATACCTTTTGGGATTTAGGTATCTCTACAGGTAATGCAATGTGTGTATGGATTCTTCAACCAGTAGGCGCTGAACTTCGTATGGTTCACTACTATGAAAAAGAGGGTGAGGATATAGAGCATTTCTTTTACTACCTTAAGGATTGGGCTGAAGCTGCTGGTGTTGTCTTTGCTTACAATGGTCATCGATACCCACATGATATGAAGGTAAGGGAGTTGTTTGGTAAAGGGCGCACACGTTTAGAGATTGCTGAAGATATGGGTTTCGGTGGTGAGATTGTGCCAAGATGTACAAGTAAGCAGGATTCTATTCAATCCACCAGGGCTATCTTTCCCTATGTTATCTTTCACGAAACTGGATGCGCTAGGGGTTTAGAGTGTTTGTCTAGTTATCAATACAAGTATTACGAGGAATTAGATTCATACAGTAAGGAGCCTCACCATAACTGGGCTTCAAATGGTGCTGATGGATTTCAGGGATTTGGGCAGAGTTGGGAGATTCCCAAGATACCTGCGCCAGTTGTTAAAAAGCCTCGTGTAGTCCATCACAAGCAGAAAGGACGCCCAGATAATGCGGGTTGGCTTGGGGCTTAGAATGTAGGATAATACAAACTCTGTTAGGTCTAACTTTTTACTTATGGAGGTATATTATGCCTAGTTCGGAATTTACGTTTAAAAGCGCTTCTATTGAAGCAATACAAATTGATACGGGCACTGGCACGCTAACTGACTTGCGCACGCCTGAAGATCCTTTTCGCTGGAACTTCAACGATGGTGCTGATGATTTTCCTTTTGATGCTCCTAGTGTTGATCCATTGAATGAGGATTACATCATTTTAAATCCAGCAGGTGAAAGCGCTTCAGCTTATCCAGTGCTGTCAACTAAAGCTAATTTTGAATCAACTTTTGTTATTCCTTAATTAGTGCCACTTTCCGAGGGTGGTTAGCCTAAAAATAATTAAAGGAGCTATAACATGACAACAGTACTTGAATATCAGGCATTCTGGCTTGATAACATTAATACTTATGAGCGCGTAGAAAAAATGCCGATCATTGAGTCTATCGCTATCATTTGTATGCTAGATAGCTCTGAGGTGACTTTGGAGGGCATCCATTACTATCTAACTGATGCTGATATGCTTAAGTTTTTAGATAAAGCGCAGATTGTAGAACACAACTATGCAGCTTTGGCTGATACCCTTCCTGACACGATTGCTGAGATTGCGCCTTATAAATTAAAACTACAGATGGCGCAGATTACTTCTAATGGCGGTCTTTCTGAGCCTGAGATAGATACCGACAAGGAAAACTGGCTATATCAGAATCTAAACAATCCGCTAGGTGCTTTGCCTTTTGAGTTGGCGGTAAATGCTTCTATTTTTCCAGGCTTAAGCTCTCCTCTTTTTGAGGCTGGCCCAGTTTTTGATTTGATTCTCAAGGAGTTAGATTATGGTCAGGCGGTTAATTTTTTAGAAAGAATGACGTTATTCAATAAAATGGCTGTTCCTGATTGGGCATTTTTATACCCCACCTATGTATTTTTTAGGGACGAGTTTTTATTGCCTGCTCTTCTTGATTATCAGCAAGCGCAGAAAACACAGAGGACTAGTTACGTTCCATTATTCCAAGCTTTTGCCCCATAGGTGCTTAAATGGATTACAAGCCCACCGAGATACCAGAGCCAAAGTCGAAACCTGAAGACGGCTTAGATAAAACCCAGTTAATCCTTCAATGTGCTAAAGAGCGTGCTAGTGCCGCCTGGTCATTCTGGTCAGAGAACTATGATTTATCTGATGGCGACCGTAGCTTTGCGAGTGGTGATCAATGGCCTGAGAAAGTAAGACAAGAGCGTGAAGATGATGGTAGGCCTCTATTAACGATCAATCGGCTTCAGCAGTTTATTAGGCGCGTAGTGAATGATATGCGCCAAAACCGCACAGATATTAAAGTGCATCCTGTAGAGAGTGATAATCAAGGCGAAGAGCGTAGCTTTATGAATGTTGCGGGTAGTCGTGACTATTCTGGTGCAGAGCTGTATCAGGCGTTAATTAAAAACATTGAGTACAATTCTAATGCCTTAAGTCACTATGACCGTGCTTCTGATCACATGGTACAAGGTGGTATTGCTTTCCTTCGTGTTTATACGGCTTATTCTCGTAATGATGTCTTTGATTTGGATTTGGTTATTGATTCGGTGCTAAATCCTACGTCAGCCCTTATAGATCCTGGCGCTACTCAACCTGATTGGAGTGATGCGAAGTATGGATTTATAAATAACAAGATGCTTCGTAAAGAGTTTGAGGCGCAATATCCTAATGCTTCGCCTGGTTCTGTGCTTGCTGAAGAAGACAATATGGTAGGTTATTGGGGTGATGATGAGTATGTCACGGTATCGGAGTATATTTGCTTAGAGCCTGATACTTACATGCTTTACCTGATGAGTGACGGTCAGGTGTGGGATGGCCGCATGCTTAAGCGTTACAATGCAGAGCTTGTTGACAAGAACACCAACCCGCATACCATTAAGAATCCACAAAATCTAACCGTAACCCGTCAGCGTATGGTAGACGGGCATAAGGTTATTTGGAGATTAATTACAGCAAATGACATCTTAGAGGGTGGTGATGCTGGTATTGAAATGCCTTTTTCTACTCTTCCTTTGGTTCCTATGTTTGGATCTGAAACTATTGTAGAAAGTAAGCGCTATTTTGAAGGATTGGTAAGACAATCTAAAGATGCCCAACGTGTTTATAACTATTTCCAGACTGCAGCTGTTGAAATGGTTGCTCTAGCGCCTAAATCTCCTTATATCGTTACTCCTAAGAATATTGAGAATTTTGAGGGTGATTGGAACGAGGTACACCGTAAGAATCTTCCCTATTTATTTGCTAATCCTGATCCTGTAAGCGGTTGGATGCCACAAAGAAACCCAGGCACTCAGGCTAATCAAGGCGCTGAATTACAGCAGGCAATGGCGGCTAGTGAAGATATAAAAGCCACTATGGGTATTTATGATGCAAGCCTAGGAAATGTGAGCGGTGAAGAGTCAGGTCGTGCTATTTTGGCCCGCGAAAGACAGTCAGATATTGGAACGTATCACTACACTGATTCACGCAATAAGGCGATTGCTAGGGTTGGTAAGCTGTTGGTAGAGGCCATTCCTAAGATCTATGATGCTGAGCGCCAAACTCGTATCAGATTTAATGATGAGACTGAAGATTTCATTATGTTAAATACTGAGATGCAGTTAGATGGCATGGAAAAAACAATAGTCAATGACATTGGCGTAGGTCGCTATGACGTTGTAGTTACCAGTGGCCCAGCGTATAACACCTTGAGAATTGAAGCGGTTAATACCTTAATGGAATTCCTACAGGCTGTACCTAATGCTGGCCCAGTTGCTATGGATTTAATCGCTAAGAATATGGACTTTCCTGGTGCTGAAGAGTTGGCTGAGCGTTTGGGTAGGATGGTGCCTCCGAATGTTAAGGATGATGAAGCTGAGATGGAAGAACAGCCCATACCGCCAGAGATGCAGGCTCAAATGCAGATTGAAGCTGCTAAGGCTGAGCAAGAGCAAGCCAAGGTTATGCAGCAACAAGGTAAGACTGAAGAGGCTAAACTCAAGGCTATGGAGTCACAAAACACATTGTCTGAAGAAAAGCTTGCCACCTTGGTTCCCATGCTTCGCGAGTTAGTACTAAATGCTATGGCTGAAGTAGAAGCTGATAAGCAAATTCGGGGCATGCAGTGAGCAAAGACAAGGAAGTCAAAAAACCAGAAAACAAGGAAGAAAAGTCTAAATCCTATGAGCCTAATATGGCTATGAAATTGGCATTTGAGAAAGCCAAAAAATCTTGTAAGTAAGCACTCACTTAACATATAATAATTCCACGCCTACGCATGGGTTTACATGCGGATTTAATCCTTACCGTGGAGGTATGCAAAATGAGTGATAGTCGCTTTGGTTGGAGTCAAGATGAAACTGGTGATTCGATAACTACTGAGAGTGCAAAAGAACCTAGCATGATCAGAGAAGTACCAGAATTTGAAGAACCCCAAGAGGATATTGCTCAAACTGAGCCAGAACCTAAGCCCGAAGCTGAGGCCTCGCAAGAGGAGCCAGAAAATGAGGGTGAAGAGAAGGCAAATGAGGAAGCTGCACCTAAGAAGAAAAAGGGTGGTCTGCAAAAGCGGATGGATAAGCTTACTCGACAGGCGAAAGAATCAAAAGCTCGTGAATTAGCGCTTCAGCGTAAAATTGAAGAGATGGAAAGGGAGAACGCACGTAATGTGCCTAAGCCTGATCCAATCGACTTTGAAACGATTGAAGATTATGACGCTGCTATGAATGAGTATGAATCTGCGCAGAATACAGTACAAGAGGATGATTATAATTCTGTTGTTGCTGAAGCTGCAGCTGATATTAAGCTAGAATCGGAGTTATGGGATGATCGTCCCGATGATTTTGATGAGGTTGTACAGTCACAAGGTTATGTAATGAATGATATGACTTTGGTGATGATAAGCGAAATGGAAGAGGCTGCTCCTGAAGTGCTTTACCATATTGCTAGCAATCCTGAATTAGCCTTAAGTCTCAGCAAGTATCGTACACAGACAAGATTGGAAAAAGCTTTAAACAAGATTGTGGATAGCTTAGGCCATGAAGAAGCAGAAGATGAAGCTGATGAGCCAGAGATTCCTTCAAGCAAAAAAACCACAAAGGCACCAGAGCCTATAAACCCTGTAGGTGGTCGAAATTCAGCGCAAAGTAAAGCGGTGAATAAGATGAGCCAAGCCGAATACAATGCCCATATGGACAAAGTAGAAAGTGAAAAGGGTAGATTCTAGTAGAAAGTGAAAAGGGTAGATTCTGGTAGCCAGTAATGAGGAATTAAATCATGGCTAACAATTTTTTAACCGATGACATTATTGTCAAAGATGCACTACGTTTACTTAAAAATGAATTGGTGCTAGCTCCATTAGTTTATCAAGACTACAAAAGACGCTTTAACAAGAAAGGCGACAACATCCGTTTAGAGCTTCCATACCGTACAAAAGCTGCTGATGGCCCAACGTTGCAAGTTCAACCAATGGTAGATTTAAACACTAATCTTACTATTGACCGTCAAAAGCACTTCGGTATTGAGTTCTCTCAAACTGACCGCACTTTAAGCATTCAA